AGAGGAAAAAGTAATGTTTAAAATAACAGCAATACTATGTGTATTAGCAGTAAATGGACAAAACTTATGTTTAGAAGGTGACTTACCTTTAACAAAACAATTAACAAGTGAAGAACAGTGTGTAAATACTGTGTCTTCTATTGGTATGTCAGTCCATGAAGAATTTATGAGAAGACAAATAGTAATATCAATGCAATGTGAAAAAATAGGAGAAGCAGTATGATGATATATGGTGAAACGCTTACACAATGGAAAAACCATGTTGTAACAAAGATTAAAGACAACAAAAAAGTAGTTATAGCTTTTGTTGCTTGGTCAGTATTTCTATATTGGTTATAAAAATGTTACCTTATAGATTATTATTTAACTTAGGCTCTAAAGCTGTTGGCACTTTTGTGCAAAGAAGAAAAGAAAAAAGCCAACGTAAACACGATATTGCTATTAGAGAAATGGCAACAGGCAATGAAAGAGCTAAAAGAAATGGCTCATTAATACTAGATTTAGTATTAGGTGCATTTATATTAGCACCTTTAGGTATACTTGCCTACGCCGCATTTTATGGTGATATGGCAATGTTACAAAAAGTAGAGTTTTATTTTGACAAATTAAAAGAAATACCAGAAGTATATTTATATTTAATATTTATAGTAGTAGGTGGAAATTATGGTATATCTGTAACTAATTTACTAACTAACAAAAAATTTAAGTAATGAAAATAAATGAGAACACTTCGGTGTCAATGCCAGTTAGAAATTTACTTTCTATTATAGCGGCAGTAGCAGTTGGAGTGTGGGCATATTTTGGAGTTACAGAAAAATTAAGTAATCACAATACTAAACTTATAATGATTGAAAAAGATTTAGAAGGTGTTGTGGAGTTTTCTATTAAATATCCAAGAGGTGAAATGGGTATGTCTGCAAATGACCAAGAACAAAATATCTTAATAGAGTTTCAACAAGGTATAATTGAGAAGTTACAAGAAGACGTAGAAAAATTAAAAGATAAACAAAGACAATTTTCAAATGGAGACCATTAATGATTGAGAGTGTAGTGGCATTGCTTATGCTATTAAATGGAGAAATAGTTGAACACACATACAAGGATAAATTCTCTAAATGCTTGAAATCTAAGCGAATTGCAGAACGTGAAGTAAACCCTCAATCTGTACGTTTTGTTTGTAAACAACTTAAAGCAAAAACAGAAATATATATGGGTCAGAAGAAGATACTTAAAATTATTAACTAAGGAGCTCTATGGTAAAAAGTCTTGATGACTTAGTACAACCAAGTAAAGACGACATTATAGAAAACTTAAAAAAAGAAAATAAAGAATTAAAAAAAGACAAAGAAAAGCTAGAACGAGAAGTTAAAAACGAACAAGAGTCTAGGCTTATGGAATATCACACCCCTTAATTATGGCTAGAATAAACTTTAATCTTGTAGAATTACGAGAGAAACCTAAGAAGAGAAAAGGAAGACATGCAAAAAGACCAAACAAATCATTCAGTAGAAAAAAATACAGAGGACAAGGTCGTTAATATAGATGATATTGTAAAGGAATTACCAGAATTATTAGTTAAACACGCATATTCAAAATTAAAATCAGGAGAAGAGCTAACCGCTTCAGAGATGAAAGTATGTTTAGAGGTCTGTAAAACTTATAGTACAGATAATCTTAATAAGAAACCTGATAACATTTTAGATAGTGTACCGTTTGATACAGATGGATAAACGAATTACAAACTTTAAAAATTTTTTGTATTTATGTTGGAAACACTTAAATTTACCAGAACCAACACCAATACAGTACGATATAGCTGATTATCTACAGTCAAATGACAAAAGATTAGTTATAGAAGCATTTAGAGGCGTAGGTAAATCATGGATTACTTCAGCGTTTGTCTGCCATCAATTACTTCTAAATCCTCAACGTAACATATTAGTTGTATCTGCATCTAAAAGTAGGGCTGATGACTTCAGTACATTTACACAGCGTTTAATCGCTGAGATGCCAATATTAAAACACCTAGTACCTAAAGACAACCAAAGACATTCTAAGGTTAGTTTTGACGTAGCACCTGCTCGTGCATCACATGCACCTAGTGTTAAGTCTATGGGTATTACAGGTCAACTTACAGGTTCACGTGCAGACTTAATTATTGCAGATGACGTAGAGTCAGCTAATAACTCACAAACGCAACTTATGCGTGATAGACTTAGTGAGACAGTAAAAGAGTTTGACGCTATTATAAAACCAGAAGTAGGACGTATTATATTTCTAGGTACACCACAGACAGAGATGTCTTTGTATAATAGCTTAGAAGAACGTGGGTTTAAAACAAAGATATGGACAGCATTGTACCCTAATAAAGTACAAAAGATAGGCTATGGTCACAAACTAGCACCTATTATAGCTGACATTAATGACAAAGAAGGTAAACCTACAGATTCTAAAAGATTTGATGAGGTAGACCTATTAGAAAGACTTAGTTCTTATGGACGTAGTGGATTCAACCTACAGTTTATGTTAGATACTACTATGTCTGACGCTAATAGATACCCTCTAAAACTAAATGATTTAATTGTAGCTTCAGGTTGTTCTACATGGAAAGAAGCTCCTGCTAAAATACAGTGGGCTAGTTCTCCTGAACAAATGAAAGCTATAGACCCTGAGTTACCCAATGTGGGACTCAAAGGTGACTATTATGTAGCACCATTGTTTATGTCTAAAGAATACACGCCGTTTGAAGGCACGATAATGTCTATTGACCCTAGTGGTCGTGGAGAAGACAAAACAGCGTATGCGGTGCTTAAAATGCTTCATGGAGTGCTTTATTTGACTGCTGTAGGTTCTTTAGAAGGTGGCTACTCAGATGACACTATGTATAGATTATCTAATATAGCTAAGAAGAATGATGTAAACTATGTGGTTATAGAGTCTAACTTTGGTGATGGTATGGCTACAGCTTTACTAAAACCTATAATGGCTAAGATACACCCATGTGAAGTAGAAGAAGTAAGACATAATATACAAAAAGAAAAACGTATCATAGATACTTTAGAACCTATTATGAATGGACACAGACTTGTAATAGATGATTTATTAATTAAAGAAGATTTCAAACTAGAACCTAATCATCAGTTGTTTAGACAAATGACTAGGATAACTAGAGATAAAGGTGCTTTAAGACATGATGACCAAATTGATGCAGTGGCTATTGCCGCTAATGCTTGGGTTGAGCGTATGGACAGAGACCAAATCTTATCATATAATGAACATAAAGAAGAATTATTGGATAGAGAATTGGATAAGTTTATGGAAAGCACCGTTGGAAGAACAACACATAAGGACAGTTGGATATAATATGGATATACAAAATAAGATTGATTGGAAATTTATAGGAGAATTAGAAGGAGACAGCATTTATGGTTCAGTTCCTACAGAAAACTCTGGGGTGACTATAGGTATGGGTTTTGATTTAAAAGAAAAAGATACAAATTTTCTTAGTGTTAAAATGGGTTTGTCTGATTCTTTAGTAGAAAAATTAACTCCATATATAGGCATGTCAGGTACTAATGCAAAAAAGTTTTTAGAAGATAATCCTTTAATATTAACAGACCAAGAAAGAATGTTAATAAATGAAAGAAGTAAAGCTAAATACACAGCAGACATTATAAACCAATATGAAACTAAAACAGGTAGAGTATTTTCTGAATTAAGTGGTAAACAACAGACGGTTGTAGCTTCTATAGGTTATCAATATGGTAACTTTGATAGAACACCTACATTTTTAAAACATCTTACTAATAATGATTGGAATGGTGTTACTAGCGAGTTATTAAATTTTAAAGATGACTTTACTACAAGAAGACACACTGAAGAGCATTACCTAAATAATTAATAAAAAAATTTGAAGGGGTATATCGTAGTAGCGAGGCTAGATTTTCCCCATAGGGTTGCATTTTGCCACAGCCACAGGCAAAAAAAAGCAGTAAAACAGCCACAAAAAACGGACATTATATCCGTTATATAGTGCACATTGCGGCGGCTGTAGGTTTTTTATATTTTCGCTTGTCTTCGTGCTTGTCTGTTTTTTTGGTTTTGTAGTTCAGGCAGTAAAGTTCCCATATAAGATAGAGCAAGGGTTCACAGGTATATAGACAGGTGAC